TTGTTAGTTGTGAGCGTCCCGAGAGAGCAAACGGTAAGAATATAGCACACTTATATATGGATGAGATGCTGCATATCAAGCAGCGAGTTGTAGATGAGAATGTGCGCCCGGCTATGCGGTCTAAATCGACGTGCTTCTACGATTCACCTTACTTTATGGGTACTACCGGTACTACATCCACTCCTAATATCGAAGTGGATCAGGACTGGTTCTTGCAATATGAGGAGAAAATGGATAAAGAGCGGATCCAAACGATTCAGGCAATTGCCTTGGAACTGCATCATCGCTACTATGCCTTGGAAAATGCGCAAATGACCGGCGATAAAGATGCCGTGCGTAAACTTACCAATTATTGCAATCGGCTGGAGACGATGTTAACACAGCTGCGCAGGGGCGCTATTTATTATCTCCGGGCGTCATCATTCAGTAATATCAAGATCCTTGGTACCGATTATATCTTGAAACAGATGGAAGGTACCTTGGATAAAGCGTCTCTGAACACCTCTATTTTTGCCGTCAGGGAAAATCGGGTAAAGGATATGTTCTTTTGTAAATTCGGGCTGAAGTACATTGAAAGCGAAACCTATAAACTGGATCGGATAGAATCTCTTTCAATATCTGAAGAGGCAAATTTCACTTGTGCAGATATGCGAAACTGCAATCTGGATGCACCTCTCTATATCGGCTATGATCCCGGGCCGTTTACATCCATGGTAATCGGTCAGTATAACGAAGATCGTACCGTATTCCATGTGCTCAAGGATATCTACACATGGTGGCCTGAGCAGCAGCCACAATTAGCGTACTTATTCCAGAACTTCTTTGCTCCGATGAGAAATAAACAGATCTTTCTACACTATGACCGTGCCGGAAACCAACGTGATCCGCAATGGAAAAAGTATAAACCGGCTTTTGGTGATGAATCGGATACCGATGCACTCACGTTGAAGTCAGAACTGGAACAAAGAGGATGGATGGTGGATTTGATGTCATTGGGACAACCAACTATCTATTACAAACAGCATCTTCACCTTCTTTCTCGTCTATTTTCGGGAAAAGATGACTATCAGGTTCATGGCATACCGGTGATTAAGATCCGTATTGATGAGAATGAATGTGAAGCACTGATATCGTCCATTTATAATTCTCCACTCAAGCGTACAGCCGGTGAAGTGGAGTTGGATAAATCTTCAGAGAAAAAACCTTTTGAAGAGCAGGCATTTGGATCTACTCAGATAGCATCGGCATTCATGTATCTATTATGGGGAGAGTTTTCCAAGAAATATCTGAACGTATCGGATCATCACGATCTTTCCGTTCATGCAGGTTTTACCGGAGTAGTGTAGTTATCCGTTTTTCTGCTCGATAGCCTGTCTCAACTGATTTAAAACAGTTTTCCGGATACTATCGCCTATACCGGTCTGAAGGCGTGTGCGTATACTGTCATCGCGTCCGAAAAACACTCCCCATGTGGGACGGTTATAGACGGCTGCATTCGGGCCTTTCTTATTACCAAGGCGTTTCATGTCGGCAAATCGCAAACGGATATCAACCGGTAGCATGATTCGGTAATGACCATTACTGCCTATTATACCATCCATGCGACCACTGACGTTCTCAAAGAGCGATTCCCAATTGAATCCGGATTGCTCGATAGGACTTCTCTTGGCATTCAGTTGCTCGATCTGAGCACGGCGCAACTTATCCAAGCCCCATTGCAGCGTCTGAACTATAAACTCATGTTTTATCGCTTCGTTTGTAACCATATGTCACATGCTCGATATATCCGCTCGGCTATTTGGCGAATGGCACCCTGCCTTTGCGGTGTTAGTAGATCCATCAATCCCGTTTCGCTTACCCAAGTTATTCCCACTTCTTTGATTGTTTCGGCATCGCAATCATTCAGAGCATCTGCCATCAGACTGATTACACCTTTCATAATGACACTTTGACTGTTGCCTTCAATCCGGATGAAACCGTCCTCTCCAAAATAAGCACGGAATACAGTTCGGCTGATACAGCCTGCTATCATATATTCATTGCCTAACATAACAGGATGATAATCCTCTCCGATCATGGATAGATATTCCATGATCTCGTGTTTGCCGCCTGCGCTTTTCAGACCTTCAGCGACGATCTTTTGCTGGTTAATAAGTTGTTGTTTATTCATATGTGTTTGATATTAAAGTGAAGAATGCAGTATAGCCGATTAGACCGTTCATGGCTTTGGCATCCAGAAAGCGTATCTCATAATCACCGTCGATCCAAAAAGTGGTACAATCTCCGTCTAATTCTTCAGACATAATCCGGAGAATATCCTTTAGCGTCTCCAGACATCTGTTTTCTAAAGCCAATTCACTCACTACATCCGTATTCGTTCGGTTATAGTGTTCGCAAATACTGATAGCTAATGACATTTTGCCTCCATCATCGCTATTCGGCTCAAAATTCAGCCGGTCGGAGTCAACCATAAAGATCTGCTTATTGCTATTTCTCAGGCGTTGCAGAACAAAATCACTGTCGCCTAAAAATAGAAACTCACCGATACTGTCAATACGATGGTCACTCTCATCAGCCATTACTTCTGCCTGTATCGATGCTGCCCCTTTGTCACTCTTGGAGGCTGCATAATTTTTCTTGAGTACATCCAGTGGCACGAACTTGGCATAATAGCGATATAATTCTACTAAATCCATATCTGTATATTTATTAAGTTAATCGAGTAATGGTGTCTATGGAAAGACCGGTTTTCTTGACAATATCAGCTATAGACGTACCTTCAGACTTGGCGCTCGCAATCCGATCCTTCAGCAGCTTGATCTGTGCATCAAAAAAATCAAGCAATCCCATCTCACGGGCATTTCGATGACCGGATGTCTCTAACTCCAGTATAATCTCTTGGACACCAAGCGATATATAGTTTTCCGCTTTGCTTTCGTTATGCGCCGAATCGAATAACACACTATAGATATAATGTTCTTGGAAAAACAGAGCCACTCCGGTGAACCACACCGTCACAGCCAATAGTTCAACCGGAGTGGGCTCGGGCACGCGGGCGTTCAACTCCACGCGCCATAGTGTTTTTGCAATCTTCAGCATATAATACTGCCGGTCTTCATCGGTATTATCTTCGTCATTGAGCATCGAGAGCAGCTGCGTTGCATCGGCATAGATACCTGCCGTCAGGTTAGTCTCTACTATTCGATCGCGGATAAAATGAGGTTGTACACCTTTGCCTTTGAATAACTCAAATGGACAATCATGCATTTCGTAGCGGATTTGGATCTTCTCACCGTCTATCGTAAATGCGAAAGTCAGCATCTCTGCTAAACGGCGTAAGTTTTCGAGGATATTTTCACGCGAATGACTCCGGAAGATCCTGCTTGGCTTATAGCCGGTGATCTCACATAGCATTTTGATTTGCCATGTGAAAGGATCTACTACGCCGGACATTACACCGGCTAATAACTCAAATCCTTTCCGGCGTTGTTTGTCGCTAAGCTCCATCCAGTCTTCCGGAAGATCGACAACTCCTTTATTCAGCTGTACTGTGCGCATTATACGACAAATTTATCTTTTTCTGTCAATCGGCGGCTACTGACATATTCTGCTGTTTGGCTTTCTTGCTTCTTATGCAATTCAGCATCGACGTTCTTCCAGTATGCAGCTGCTTTGTCTGCAAATACACCGGATACTTTTTCCCGGATGGTACTATCTGCTTGAGCAGCATGGTTCTTACCCATCTCGTTATTCATGTCAATCCGGATAGGAGAGGGGAGTGCGTGATAAGCCAGACGGCAGCATGCGCGAGCCATTACGTCATAGCATATTGCTTGTTTCTGGACTTCGCTCAGGGAAGCGTCTGCCGCCTGACGGCTCAATATGCACTCTCGGTACACCTCACGCACAATCCAACCGGCATAAAGCAGGAAAGTAATATCATTAACACCCACATAACGGTTGAAATCGTCAATCGTTACCGGTAGATCCTCCATATCCTTGTGTTCTTGGCTGTCTGCCCATTCCGGAAACTCTACCGGATGATCATTCAGGAATGCAATTAACCGATTCAGCCAAAACCATGCATCGCCTATCAGATGTTCCTCTAACTGATCCTGTTGGTACTTGTAGATGGTGGTTTTATCATCAGACTTCGTGACTGTCACACCGTCATTATCTACATTGGCAATCAGATAGATGATGTGATGATACAAGGCAAAATGCAGAATAGCCCGCTGCATATAATCGAGAGCTTCGGCTTTCACATCATCATCTTCAGCATGCTCCTGTTCTTGTAGATCCTCTGTCTGATCTTCGGATTCAGGATCCGGAGCAGGTTCCGGCTTGGCACAAATAGCTTCATAGGTCTCGCTACCTAACTTATCGCTCATCTCTACGCAAGCCTTTTGGATCGAGCTCTCGATATTCTCATACTCAAGCGCCTTAAAAGCCATACTAAGCTTCGGCTTCATTTCCTCTTGGAAATTCTCGCTGTTGAATGGATTTGTCATAGCTGTATATTTTCTATTGCGATTGCAAAGGTACTACTTTTTTTTTACATGGCAAAAGACAGGAATTTTATACCGGATCTACAGGCTTCAGATCTCTTAGTGCATCCTGCATACGGAGCTTGATCGTCATGCACGAATCGAGATCGTCGATCAACTCTATAAACTCGTGATTACCGCCGGCTTGCCAGTTGTTTGAACTTAAAAAAACGCAAATACCCCCCCCTCTTCCGGAACACTCTAGGATAGCTACTTTTGCGTGCATCGGTATATTATAGATAGTCCATCCCATTTTGATCATCGCTTGCACCCAGTTCTTTTTGCGCCGGTGCCCGCCTTCCATATAGACCATTACGTGACTCAGAATGCCATCGGCAACTGCTCTGTTTAACTTCACACCGGCGGCTTGCGGCATCTCGAAAGTGCAGCATGTCAGTTCTACACCTCCACCCATCTCTTTCGCCTTCTCGATCACTTTATCGACTAGCGATATCCGTTTTCCAAACCAAAAATTCATACTTATGCCTCCTCTATCTCTTTTTCGATTGACTCGTATTGCTTAATGAAGTCTTCATCTTCATTACGGATCATCTCCATGAAATAGCCTTTAAAGATGGCTTTGAAGTCATTATCCCTACAACTAAGGAAATTAGCGATTTCTTCTACACTGCTTACTATATTAAATTGACTACCCGTCATGATCTCCCTTATTTTGCAGAAGTAATTATGACGCTCAGTAATAGCTTTCTTTCTCTCATTTATTTCTATGAGATCTTTGAATTTTTCTAAATCCATATTATTCCTCCTGTTTGTCGATTAAGAAACTCTCTTCATCAGGGCCAAGTTCACATGCTGTAATGCGGGTAAAATTAAGCAGACAGAAATTGTCAGTTGCATTCTTAGCCTCAAAGCTAATAGTGCCATGTCCCGGATTAAACTTAATACCCGGCACTATTCCTCTCGGACATTCTTTTTGCTTTACCAAATTAGCGTACTCGACTATCTGCTCATAGATGGAAAACATTCCACGACCAGTACACATCATATGATGAAAGCGAGTTTGGCACATTTCCTTTATCGCTTTCTCGATCTTGGTTCCTTGCTGCGTGCCGGTGAACTCAATAAAATAGAGTACTTTGTTTATGCTATATCGTGCAGTCATTACTTGTCTCCTTTCTTTGGTAGTTTGTATTTGAGTATAAACTGACCACCATCTTCGAGTTCAAATGTGATCGTGACATTAGCATGCGTCTTCTTGCCTTCTTCAGCCATCAGTTCCTTCCATTCCGGAATAGTCTTTGCTACTTTCTCAGCCATACTCAATCCTCCTTCCTATCTAATAAAGTAGCATCGAATAACGGCGTGCCGTCCGGCTTCGTGATAACTACGGTACTTTTCTCGTGCTCGTTACACCATTTCCGGAGATAGAACTCGAAGAGTCCTAAAATCTCATTGTCTTCGATGATTCTGCGATCTACGCTCATCGTCGGAGAGTTGGATTTTTTCTTTTTCGCCAGGTAAGCATCCCGCCAACCTGTTACAAATACATAATCTTTTGCTGCCATAAGTGTGTTGTTTTTGTGTTTTGATTTATATTGATTCGGAATATCCGAATTGCTCTAAATAGGATTCACATCGAAAGCCCTTGCGCGGCTCGAACTCTTGAAAAGAATGTGCTACAAAATGCGCCTTCTTATTCACCCATCCGGCCATATCCTTTTGCCACTGCGGAATAGTCTGATGCGGATTGTCTGGATCTCGATAGGGCTGAGCGTGCGCATATACATGCCTCCCGTTGCCGGTTGATCTAACCATTTGCTCCCATTGCCACCAGAAATTAACGCGATAGAAGGACTCTGTAAAATCATTATTCAGCATGCAATATAAGAAGTATTGACCGGTGAAGCCTTTGGCGTCTATCAGCTCCATAGCGCGTATGCACTCCTGTATTTGTCCCCGTGTGTCACACCCAAACCGGATCCGACTATTATCCAGCCATTTGATTTGAGCTAATAAAGCGGCATTCTCTTCAGTAACCAATCGCGCATCGAGTGCCTGGTTAAAATCTACGCGATATCTACGCTCGATGATCTTCTGCAGCTGCCTTATTCCATATTCACCGGCCGATAGGATGTTATTATCCATAAGGATTATCTTCTTATTACCATTAGCTACCCGATCTACATCCCAGTATGGTCGGATGGCGCCTTCTTTGCGAGGAACCACACACCACTTGCATTTATTCGGACATCCACGTGTCAGAAAGCCATAAGATACACCTTTTGGAATGTTAGGATATATAGACAAATCAGGCTGCATATCATCTACCTCTTCCGGAAGCTGTGAAGTGACATCGTATCCGGTGCCTCCTTTGATCACTCTGTCGGCATTGTATGGAGTCAGATCATCCTCGCTAAAGTTAAAGATCTTCGAACGGTATAGAATATCATAGTGCTCAAATGGAGTGGCCCATTCTACAGTATCTCCCATTTGCTTGTGCCATGCAGATATTTTGCAGAGTGCTAAGTTTGGATAAATGGTAGCACCCCATTTCTTCTTGCTGGCATGACAATCAATATCAAGTAAACCTATCTTCATATCATGCAAACGGATCATCGTTCGGATCAATACCTTCTATCTCCGGTTCGTTACTCTTAGCCGGTGCTGCAGCCGGTGCAGCCGTCTTTTCCGGTTCTTCCGGATCGCTAACTCTGCGCTCGAAGTCAATATCTATCTGCTCGCGTAATATGTCGTACTTAAACATATACGCGCTGGTAGTGGTGGTGTGCTTGACTATCGATCGTTTATCTTGATCCAGTGCCTCCCATGTGAACCGCGTGTTGTCGATGGACCCGATATAGGCGCTATGGCTCCGGAAGTAGTTGGTAAGCGTCTGCTTACTCAGTGCATCTCGGCCGCTTACATCTTTAGAGTATGCCCGGTATGCAGCTTCCAGCGGTATATACAATATCTTGCATCCTACACCCACTTCTACACTCTGATCCTTTTTGTTGCTCTTATACAGTAGCATATTGGAAGTGCATTCGTCAATCTTGAACTCACGCCCTGAAATAACAGTACCGATACTCAGCTGTGTATTGAGGCTGTAGAAGAAATTACCGAGTTTACTGGTCGTTGATATATTCTCCATCTGTTGGATCACTTTGCTAACTGCCATCTCATAGAAGTGTTTGTGATCCCATGGCAGACGGATATCGCACATTTCTTCTACGAGACGGCTTGTAGCTGATAATATAGCCACACTCCGGATAACACGCTCCAAACCGTCTTTGTTGGTAGTGGAATCCCACGTGTCTTCCTTCATGCGCGCTACCTCTTCATTGAAATAGCGTTTGAAATAGCGTTCAAAGATAGGACGTTGACGGATGATATCGCATAGTATATTACCCATTCCTAATTCAGCTTGGCGTTTCAACTTCTCGAAAAGCTCTGTTTCTCCCAAGGTAAAACCACCTTCTTTCTTGGGAACCTCACAGATGATCACGCGGTTACTCAGAGATCCGTCATCCTGTTGTGGCGTGTCCTGACCTAACAATATAGGGGCGGCGTTGGTCTTGCTGGTATCAAGGCTCTTGTTTGCGATATCTTTTACCTTGGTACGACCTTTGTCATCATATACGGCTGATTTGAGACCTTGGAACTTGATCTGACTAATCCCGTTATCGTTATACTCCTCCATGATAACAGGCATATTCCGGAAATGCTCAAGTACAATAAAGAAGGCTGCATCAGATCCGCTGTTGAGGTTAAACACAGCTGCTTTGCGTCTCATCCATAATCCACGGATACCATATGCCAATTCTGTTTTTCCGCTTCCGGATGGCCCGGCGAAACATAATGCCGTGAAACTACCAACGATACTATAGATTAAATCACGGAAACTGCACGCAATAGAGAAGAGTACTGCCCATTTGCCATTCTCGTTTACCTGAAATACCTGATCCATCAGTTTTGCCCAATCTGTCAGTTCCATACGGTCTTTAGCTTGCGGCTCCAGATAGAAGGCATACTCATCTTGTTCATATGGATTATCCTCTTGACGACCACCTAATCGGATACTGGAGGATGCAGGACTATAGAAGCGCATGTTTTTGACTTCGGCTACTCCTAAATTATCGGTGTATTCCAATTGCCAGTTGCCTTCCTGATCCGGATAATATACTGCATTCGGTAGCATCATAAATCCTTCTGTCTGCCAGCCAAATACGCGTACCTCAAAACAGTCGGTGAAGTTATAGCTTAACACCTGACGAATCTTATCCCATTGCTGTGGAGTTCCATTGAAGTTATATGCTCCGGATCCGAAGAGGCGCTTTTTCATCTCCAAAAGGCTCACAAATGCATCGCTTGGCCATTCGACAAATTGACGACCACCGTACATGTGATTCAGTCGGATCACTCGCTTAGGGTGTTCACTGGCTGGATCCACAAATAACAATGCCTCCATATAAAAATCACTCACTACAGTGTGACCATTACCCTTTTCATTCTTGAAGGCATAGGCTACCGGATAGGATTCAACGCCCTTATCCGGATCTTTGAGGACAGGGTAAAAACCGAATTGCTGGTATTGTTTATTCCAAACCTCATTTTCTTTCACATATTGTGGAATATCGTACAGATCTATATTGAGGATCTTATCGCTCAGCTCTGTACGCCTGCGCTCTGCTTCACGCCGGTCTTTCTTGCTGCCTAAGATCTCATTAAGCAATTTGTTATAGCTACCGACTTGCAGACGTAACATCTTCCGGAACTCGGCGCTATTCACCTCACGCGTGGTGGCATCACTGTCTGCGATTACGCGCATACACTGTCTGATGATATCTGCGCGTACGTCGCTCGGTGTATCTTCGTCTAAAGAGTCAGTCTTCCGGTTTAAATACCATTCCGTAAAGCCGCTGATACGCTCCGATGTCTCACCATCCTCACTGTCTACAATCAGTACTCGCACTCGCAAACCATCTCCATGAATAGACCTAACCACTTGCAGCGATACCGGCTCTTGGTCATTATCTCCTTCATCGATCAACTCTTCTTTGAGTACGGTAATAGATTCCCATACACGTAGCTGCTGAACGGCATTCTTATTGGTGGATCCAACCCATAGAATAGTGGGTGCTTCATCGACGTGCTTGAAGAAATAGTCCTTATTAAAAGTTAATATCAGATTATTTCCGTATTTCTTACGCATCTCTTCTGCGTCATCGGTACCATACAAACCTCCCTTCCAATCATCTTCGACTATCCGATTCTTGTTTACAATCCCGCGTATATCTCCTGATTCTACCTGATATGAGATAGCCAGACTATTAGTCAATTTTTTGCGATAAACGTCATTGGGCACACAGGCAATCATGCAAGCTATCTGATCTATATGCTTGGCGGTCTTGGCAGGATCATCCGTCACCGGATAGATCGACTGAAGGTAGTTCGGCCATATTTTGGTTCGGTTGCCTATAATGACTGACAAAGAGGTATCTTCATCTTTTTGCTGCTCTAAATGCAGTAACCAGCTATCCGGATCTTCTCCTTGTGGCATTGTCACTACTTGCACGCTAAATCCTGCCTTCAAAAACAGTTTCATGCTTTTCAATGTGGCTGCTCTTCCTGCATCGTCGCCGTCGTACATCAATATAGCCTCACTGCAGTAACGTCTCAACAACTGAACTTGTTTCTCACCAAATGCAGTTCCACTACCGGCTACAGTATTCCGGAATCCGCACATCCACATCCGGATGACGTCATTCTGACCTTCTACGATATATACGCATTTCTCATGCTGAATATCTTTTGATGCCTGCCTCAGACCGAATAACAGGCTATCTTTCTTGAATAGCACACTCTCTGCGCTATTCTTATATTTCGCGCGCTCGTTCGGATCCAATGTCCGGGCTGTCCATCCTACCACCACGCCGCTCTGACTATAGAACGGATACGTGATACGATTCCGGAACTCACCTGTATCACACCATCCAAGACCAAACACCTGTGCAGCCTCTCTCGAGATACCGCGTTTCTCCAAATATCCGCTGAAGTTCGGATCAGACTCACCGGCGGTCACATAGTTTGCTTGTTTCTGTGCATTATCGCGAATCAAACGCTCACGTTCTAACCGTCGCTGCTTTTCCTCCGGACTTTCTTCCATATCCTCCGGAATCTCGATATTCTTCTTAGCAGCCAACAATCGTACAGCCTCTACAAAGGATCCTCCTTCGATCTTCTGTACGTACTTAAACACATTACCGGCTTCTCCACAGACAAAGCACTTAAAAATCTGCCTGCTTGGACTAACACTCATCGATGGATGTCTGTCTGCATGAAACGGACAAATACCCCAAAGATTAGCACCTCGTTTACTGAGGTTCTGATATTCGGCTACGACATCCTCGATAGGATTAGCGCTCTTTATTCTTTCTATTAACTCTTCACTTAGCATAATGTTATCTCTTCATCTTCTTTTACCCATACCTCTTTTGCCCACAGATGGTCAGTACAATAGCCTTCTGACTGTACACTGACGCCTGTACGGGTACAGAATGTTTTACGGCGGTCATCTTCGGTACCGATGATGTTTCCATGATTATCCTTAAAAACAGCCTTGCTGCCTCCTTCGGAAAATGCTTGGCGATCTTTGGCTGTAACGAAATAATCCATCAGATCGCAGTTACCGCAACACGGCTTCATACCGTGATGGTCATCTTCAGAGATTGATTTACGCTTGTATGTAATTTTTTTTGCCATGGGATATATTGTTATTTAAAATTCATCTTCAGTTGTACACCTTCCGTGCGATAATGTGTTACCTTCTTTTTCCATCGTACATGCTTCTTGAGTAAAGCCTCGGATGTCACCATCCCGTCTAAATGGTATTTCTCAACGAAAGCTCGAGCACTATCTTTATAGTCGATCCCGAAGCGATAGCGTTGAGTGTCCATGTAGCTGTGCAGATGCACATCAAAATCTAACAGCAGCTTCTCCCTCACATTATTCTCTCCATCGAAAGTCAGATAGTTATACACATCGAGATCCTTGAGGTTGCAGATCTTCTCGTTGACCATCACAAAAAGGTTCCCGTTTCTCGGTTCTGTCTTAGCCGGTGTCTGAACCAGACTGTTAACGATGGCATGATTTACCAGCGATGATGCCGGAAACTGCGCTGTATTGGGTATAGGACACCCATATCGTCTTCTGGCATACTCTGCCAAATAAGGCTTTACATGTATATTCAGGATTAGCATGGTTATAATAATTTTTAAGCTATTCTGCGAACTTCAGTATATTTTTCGTTAAAAACATAATCCCGGATCTCCTTCCTTTTCTCATATCTCCAGCTCATAATCACGACACACAGGATCTTCACACATACATCATAGTATTTGGGATTGCTGCATATATAGATGACATTTATCTTATCGCCTTTCTTCATGTTGCGTACCAAATCGCTCAGATAACCTATCTGCGCGGCGATACGCTTACCATCAGTAGCTTCTGCCTTTTGCAACCATTCCCAGTCACCCTGCCATTTATACTGACTGAGATCTATATCCTGTGTATCTTGCTCTTTCATAGCTATCTTGAGATGCCTTGGTTATCTCTTAGTGCTCCAAACTTAGTTCTTCCAAAATCTCGAATGCTTCACCACCATCGCTTACATGATTCACAAGCCTATCAGCCATCCATCTTGCAATTTCCGGGAACTGATTACCAAAGGCCTTAATGCCATCTCTCTTTAATTGCTCTGTTGTCATATTCCATCAATGTTATAGATTATATCGAACTGCTTCTATTTGACCTAATAGTTCACTTATGTGGTCGGTGTAAGCACACATAACACATCTTTTGTCTGTCATGCCTTGAAAAAAGAATTTTCCAGCCTTCGTTTCAGAAAGCACCTTCACTTTACACAAGGCTGCATGTATTAGCTCAAGATCTCGATCAGATACTTCGAGCACTTTCTTATTATTCGTCATATCTTAACCTCCCTTACGCTTTCTTTCCACTAAAATCATACACTAACTTTCCGCCGGTAGCCATAGCGTATTTGTATGCCTGCCAAACTCTATCTCGTATCAGCTTGTTATCTTCTTCTTCCTTTTGCAATTTGGCGACCCGCTCTGCTTCTGCTTTGTCGTAGTAGTACAAATTACCACCTGTCCTAATAATCCCCCAATTCTTTATATTCCATATGCTTTGTGGACGGAACTGGCAATAGAGATAATCGCCTTGTCCGAGGTTCACCTCCAGACAGTGCGAGTTTAATACTTGCACTTCCTTCACATTATACTCGCATACCTTATGATTATAACCATCAGCGTATAGCTTCTTTGGAAACTGTTTTAGCAGTTCCTTCAGTTCCTCTTTCGTTGGCTTAGTCATACCTCATCCCTCCAATAAAGCATCACCCATTGACTGAATCTCAGAATCCAAATCAGCAAACTCGCTGAGAGCTTGATGCTTCAGCTCATTACAGATACCCGAAAGCACCAGCTCTTCATCCTGACCATAGTTCATCGCTACATGATGAGCAAACCATTTGGCAGTAGCACGCTGTAGCACATCTTTTGCTTCTATGCCATGGATCTTCATCCGGTCTAATGCAGAATCGATGCAGCTTCTCAGATCAAGCACCTGCATATCAAAAGCTTGCCTCTCACTCTGTCCGTTCTTCAGTTCGTCGATGTTAGCATCGATCTGATTACGAAGCTGCGTAAGAACCTCGACATCGGATGTACCAAAAAGCTCTCCCATGCTTGCAACTACTCGCAAGCAGGTAGTCATTACTTCGCTACAAGCTTCATCGAGCTTGGCAGCTGTTAGGTTGGATGAGTAGTTCCTCTTCAGAACCTCAAAGATTGCGTCGCTCAGTTGATCCTCGACGCTTTTAATTGTTTCTTTTGCCATAGTTGTACGTATTTTGTGTTTGTTGTGGATGAGAGAGGAGTTCAACCTCTCTGACGATCGGGTGCATTGATGTGCGCCTTCATTATCATCATTTGCGTTGTATACCTTATCGTCTTATACCTTTCATCCGGATAAACAGGCGGGGGCTGGGCTTTCGTCACCAACGGAGTGCGATACTTAGAGAGCTCTCCATCCATGGAGCGAACGCGATACAGGACTCCATGCAAGGGTGCTTATTCGTTTCAGCCATCTTAATAGGCTGCCTACCTGTTATTAAAGGACACCCGCTTTCTTTAGGCACCCGCGGTGTGGTGTTTAGGTATCGAGGCGGTTCCGAAGTTCCAAAACCGCAGGACACGGGCGGGCTTACCACTATTACATACAGCCCCTTCACTGACTTATCCGTGCATCTGATAGAATGTT